GGACAGGCCCACCCCACCAGGAGGACCCGCAAAAAAGGCGGCTGCTGCCGCCTTGTTCTCATGAAGAAATCGCTCTGACCATTCCGCGATAATCCAGAGCAGCAACGCCAGCATCAATGCGGACCTTCCAGGCCACACCGTCAACAATAAAGCCCTCCTGCTGCTCAAGGTAAGGCTCGTCATTACCGTCAAGATAAGCCACCTCAATTGTGTCCGTTCCCTGTGCTGAAAGCATGTACCATTGCTTATCACTGACTTCATCAAGGCGGGGATCGACAATAATATCCAGTTGTTTGTGGTACGGGTTATATGAACCACTGTTTGTATCGGCACCAAAAGGCGTGGTTGAGTTAACCATTTGCAACGCTCTGTCTTCCAGAGCCGCTGGAACAAGAAGGAATTTTGGCACAATATTCAGCACCTCACCGTTTTCATCCCTCTGTGTGCGCATTGCACGGCGTGCAATGCCAAGCCCTGTAGTGCTGACTCCGTTATCAATATCATTTCCGTGTTTTTTGCTGAACAGCGGTATACCGTCAGAAAGCTTTGTGTTTCCTGTCAGCACCAGATGAACCAGATTACCCACCGTTCTGGCGGCTGCTCGCCCCATTGCCTGCGGGATAACGGTTAACTGATTCAGATCATCGTTAATAATCGCCTGTCGGGTAATGCTGAAAATATTACCGTAGGTGGCCAGCGCGATTGGTTCACCACGGTCACTGGTGGTTATGTATTTATATTCCGCACCTTCCGGCACTTTGTTTAATGTCGAGAAGCCATTCAGACCAACACGACGCGCTTCATGGAAGTTTGACAATGAACCTTTTTTCGTCCACTGGCGAAATGTCTCGCCGCTTTGCTCCCATCCGGCAAGCACTGATTTTTCAGCGCCACCAGCAAGGATATAAGTAAAATCGCTGCTGCTGTGGTTGAATGCCGCGTTTACTATCTGCGAGCGTGTGCTGTAGCTGCCTGTGCTTATGCCGCGATGGGTTAATGATGCCTGTGCCATATCGAAAAGGCTCATCATGGCGTAAGGGTTTCCGCGTTCTGCCTGCTCGTGCCCAAGACGCGCATTAAGCCCCTGACGCATTGCATCACCCGTTATGTTGCCGTTATCCGTATATGCGTAGTAAAGATTTGCAGGTGTGGTTTTGTTTGTCGGTGTCGATTCTTTACCCATAGTGAGTAAAAGACGTTCGCGCGCATCCTCAACGCTACACCCTGAATCAGCAAGACAACTTATAGCCAGGTCGTTATATCTTCCGTTGAACGTACCGAACAACTCACGGATCCCGTTGAGTCGTTCCTGTTCTCCGCTGGTCGTTTTCTGGCTGATCATGTTCTTAATATTTTCCGGCATATTTGAAAAATCTCCGATTCGTTTTGATTCAATTCGGGCCATTGCTGTAATCGCGGGTATAACCTCGTCTGCGAAGCCGTTAGCCTTACACTCATTGCCATCCATCCAGGTTTCCGCCTCCATCATGGCGGTGATTTCCTGTTTGCTCCTGCCCGTTCTTCCGGCGTAGGTTTCAGCCATCGTGTCGCCCAGCTTGTCCATCAGGTCAGCAAAGCGGCGAACGTCGCCCGACACTCCGGCAGTAACACCACGGGGGGCATGTATCATCATCATTGCGTTTTCAGGCATAACGATGTGATCGCCACACATGGCAATAAACGAGGCCATAGAAGCCGCCATGCCTTCAATGTGTACAATTTTCTTTGCCGGATGATTTTTCAGGGCGTTATAGATAGCCAGCCCTTCAAAGATGTCGCCACCAGGTGAATGGATGCGAAGATGGATTTCAGACGCATTACCACACGCGTTGATCTCGTCAGTAAGTGCCGATGCTTTTACACCGTACCCGCCGATCTCGTCATAAATGCGCACATAGACAACATCTGCCATAGCCTTAATGGAAAACCATGTTTTCATAGCCAGGCTCCTAACGTTGCCCTGTACCAGTATTCAACCGCGCTGCGTGTGATTTGTCCTTTCGTGGGTACCGGCATACCCGGGTGATTGTCTTTGATGAACTGCTGATAGCGTTCGATCTTCTCCATAGTTCCGGCGTCTATGTGTACCGTGGCACTTTTATCCGGCTTTCTGGTGTTGTTCTCTGGCATAAATCCGCCTCCGTTTTGATTAACGGGCATCATTATTGATCGATAAAAGTAATAGATAAATCATTTTCTACCTGAAAATTAGATTATATTTTTCTGATTATTCTCAGAGAGGCAAATCCATTGACGCATTTTTGCTATTGAAGCAATATTAAGACTCGTCATCCTGGCGATAAAAACTCCTTTGTCGTGTAAAAGCGCCTCCGGTAACAGCAATCGAGGGCGCTTTTTTTTGCGCCTGTTTTTTTGTAAATGTTTTCGGGAACGCTCCAGTGATGAACAAAAAACAACCTGATTCGACACTAAAAATTTTTATTCCTCAATATATCAATAACTTATAGTGGTGGTGATGGTGCCATAAAAATCAAAAAATGCGCCTTTTTCCGCGCCCGCCCGCCCCGTGGACAGGCCCACCAAGCCAGGAGTACCTACAAAAAAGCCGGATTGCTCCGGCTGTGTGCTCACTTCTTCGGTTATTCTCCAGCGCTTTTAACGTTGATGGTTGTTACCTCTTCCGCTTCGGCAATCTCCCGCTCTGTCAGCGTGGCAAAGTTTGCCGCCGTCGTGGTCATGAATGCGCTTATCAGTTCGGGATGTGCTTTCGCATATCCTTCCCCCGCATGGCGGTCTATCGTTCTGATTGCCACCTTTAAAGCGTGCTCTGTCATGTCTAACGCGCGATATTTCGGTTCTGTTCTGTCTCTGCGTTTTTTGAGTGATTTATTAAATTTCCCTGAAGTGTGCATATTTATTTTTACCCCCTCGTTTAAAAAGTTTTGAGTTGTGCCTCCCCTTGTCTACCTTATCTACCTTAGTGGCCATCATGCCAGTAATGGCGCGGCTTTCAGCGGGGTAGAGTGCTTTTATCCACTATCTACCCCGTGTCTACCTCCCTGTCTGATTCAGGTAAAATCAGGTAGAGAGGGTAGATAGTGGGTAGACAGTAAAAAAAGGCTATCTACATAACTTAATGCACTGAATTAAATGTATTTTTCTTTACTCAGGTAGACAGGGTAGACAGCAATTACAAAAAATTATAAAAACGCGTCGCACTCGTCTGTTGTTATTGCGTTAGTCTGCGTTACTCCCTTAACTTTCCGCGTAATATATTCATGTCCGTAAACTTTCGCGGCTGGCTTCATAGCCTTGCCAAAGTCATTTACGTTTAGCGGTTTGCTCCTGCCTGCGTACGCCATAAACGCCAGATAGACGCGGTAAAGGCTGTTCCTGGTCGTGTACTTCACTGAATCACCACCGCCACCCATCATCAGGCCGCGCGCTTCCTCCAGAAAATTCAGGAACTGGCAAAACTCAATAACCGGATCCGTCTGTTGCTTTATTGCCAGTGCTTCATCACCGTCACGCTGTTCCAGTAGTAAAGCCCGTGCCTTCTCAGGGTCGGTAAAGTTCGCCAGCAATCGGCGGATAATGACAGGGATTTCAGCCGCGATCTTTTCCGGTAGCTCCCTGTCTTTTTCGGCCTCACTGACGATATTGTCGAAACGGAAAATTACGCGACGACGTGACACACCTCCGGCCCGTTCGGTGAATATCATCGGGTTATTGTTGGTAGCCAGCACCACCGCCCTGATTACCGCCGTAAAACGCTTCTCATATTTCGGGTTTATTTCCACGGGGTCGCCGCCCGTGATTTTCTTGATGCCCGTTCCTTCGCCTGTATATTTCGGCTGGTCAGCCAGGACGATAAGACGACTCCCGACAACCTGCGCACGTCCACCAGCATCATCAAGCGATGTCATCTCCGCGCTCACCGTGTTCTGTTTCCCTGCCAGAAGGCTGGCTATGTGCGTGAATGTACTTTTACCGCTCCCGCCGTCTCCGGTGGCCTCAATAAACATCTGCCAGTCGTACCGGTTCGCCATAATCATGTACAGCGCGGCACATATACGCATCATCTTGCGCGGGTCTTTTCCGGCTGCGTGCTCAAGCCATTTATGAAAGTTTGGCGCGTTATCGCGGATGTTCTCCCCAGGTGCTGGTGGCGTGTACTCAATGCCGTTGTGCGTGGTGATCCAGTTCTCCGGCGTGTGCGGGGAAAATTCCCCCGTTTTCAGGTCAAGCGCACCATTGGCGAACGGCAACAAATCGCCGGACGGCTCGCCCATTGGTTCGGCAATAACTTTTAACGCTTCCACGGCGTTATTGATTACGCGCTTGCTGAAAGTGGCCCTGTGCTCTGAATAGATCGCCACCATTTCGCGGCTAAGTTCCATTGTGCTGACCGGACACCATACCCCGCCGCGCCATACGTGAACGATTTCACTTTCCGGATGCACACAAACGCCATCAAATCGACCAGCAAGCATCTGTGCGCGCTCACTGTCTGCCATTTGTGCCAATTGCGTATTTTTCTGCTCCGGCATGGTAAGCCCTGCGGCAATATTTTCACGCTCAGCATTCAGATAGCGCCGCCAGTTTTCACACTTCTGGACGTGCATTCCTTCGGGGTAAAAATTTGCGTCCTGAATATCTGCCGCCGCCAGCTTCTGACCAATCTTCTTGGTCTCCACTAAATCCAGTTCTCCGGCCTGGTACAGCCTTACGCGCTTTTTCCCATCCGGAACAATTTTCAGCGCATCAAGTTCGGCAAGCTGATTTGGCCCAAGCCACACAGGCGGCACATTATCGCCGGATGCGGGGCCATCCTGCTCCTGCCATTGTTCCGCGTGTGACCAGGCATCACTACCCGCAAAGATAATTACCTCTGTGTCTTTGTGTTTTATTCCGCGTGGCTGTTTTTTTACGTTCGGTGCCAGTTTCATTTTTTACCCCTGAATACGTTAAGCATCTTTTTTATTTCCTGAATATTGGCGCGTGCTTTCTCCCTGCTGGTGGGCACGTTATGCGGCGCGGTCTGTACAAGAGAAAAATCACGCCGGAACTGATAAACAGGCATCACGCAATCATATTCGTAACCCTCACGGCGGTAAGTTACGCACCGTCCCGCCACGCCCTTAATCATTACCGTGCCGCCGTACTGGTCGCGGTAAATATCACCGCGCGTAAATTTAGGGTGAGTGTTGCCACTGGCAGTTAAGCCAGAATATTTAAGTTTCATTATTTTTATTCTCCGGTGTGGGGCACGTTATTATTTTCGTGAATTGCCATTGCCTTATCCAGTTCATCAATAACAGGCGATAGTAATGTCTGAATGGCTGCAAACATTAATACACCTGATTCCTCACCACCTTCCGGCACTTCAATTAATTTAATTAACAACGCATTCATTTCGCGCGCTTTAATTAATGCGTTTTCAGAGTGGATTAATACTTCAAAAGGGATTTTATGCATCACAAAATTTCTCCCTGGCGAATACGGGCGGCGAATACCATCACGCAGCCATCAGGAGATTGCTGGCGTGCTTCCTGTTCGCTGGTGGCCTCAATGGTAATCACGCGCGGTTGTGCAGTGCTCAGGGCGATAAAACGCCAGATGTATTTATTCAGGTTGTGCGAGTCCCGCCCTTGCGGGTGTGTAGTATGATTTCTCATAGCTACCTCGATACTGTTGCTATCGTTGGTGGTTAGAAGCCCGGTTAGTGTTAGCGCACTGCCGGGTTTCGTCGTTTCTGCACCTTGCATCAACAAGGTGTTGAACACCAATTTAAACCTAGGTGTTAAACACGTCAAGTGTTGAACACTTGTTTTTTTTCCTGCATACTGCATTTGTTTTTTGTGAGGGGGACACAACATGGCGACAAAAGCAGTAAACGCAAAATCACAAACAGTTGCGGCAAGGGTTCCGCATGAAGTTATGAACAATGTTGAGGCGGTAAAAATGCCTGGTGAAAGTACAGGGCAGTTTGTAACAGCAGCATTAAAGCGAGAAGTTGAGTACCGCCAGCGCCGCAAGGCCAAAGAATCAGAATAATAACTATCATCGCCGTGGTGTGAGGAACTCCGGCGCATTGCTTTACAGGTACACAGAATGACCAACAAAGAATCAACCAATACACCATCACCGGCACGGAAAAGACGGCGCAGAAAGATAGAGCATGAATCAGAAAGATTCGCGCCATGTGCTTTTGCCCTTGAGCAATTCCTTAAAGAGTACAGGGAAACGCGCTCATTGCAGGTATGGCAACGAACTGAACCAGACTGATTGCATTGCCCACCAGCCTGATAGCGGCTATCATCCCCGTGCTTATGTTTAGTGCTTTCCCATTGGCGACCGCCCCCGGTCGCCTTTGTTTTATGTGTCATATGCTCCCCTTTACACTGCCTTACCTGAATTAATGCGATCCCGGCTTTTAACCCATTCCATAACCTCGGACAGCAGCCACCCTACAGAACGACCGCCCAGATTAAGACGTGACGGAAAGCGCCCTTTTTTCTCCAGTTCGTAACGTGTAGTGCGGCACACTCCAGTTAACTTACGACATTCATCCTCACGGATTACGCGATCTTCATTTATTTCACGCATACAAAAACCTACATAAAAATTACGTATATAAACTTTTCTCTTAGCTGTAGATATATGAGATCGGATATTACTTAGATTCTTTTTCACCTCTTAAATTAAAAACACAACCATGCTAAAGGCTTTGTTCGCTAAGGTTCGTAGAAGCTCGTTAGTGTTTAAAATCGTGTCACGAGTTTTTAAGCGACGCAACAAAAAATGTCGTCATTTGGCATGACACCTGAATCACCTCATTAAAAACAAATAGATAAACCATCAGGTGTTGGAACAATCAAGAAACAGAGAATAAGAACTCAGAAGAAGACATTTCAAATTTTTTCGATAGTTGACACATATAAAGAGAAGATATTTGCAGATATTCCCCGATATTCTAAGATCTATTCACGGCTGTAATCTCTTAAAGAAAAAACAGCCGTAATTTGTCAAGAATTTTGGGGGTAAATTCGCGGGGTCATAACAACGATTTTTTCATCATTGTTCTGGAGAAGCTCGAGACGGTCTACCCATAGATTAAGAGCATCACGTTTTGCATCAAGGTAGCGGGAGTGGTTATAGACTCGTTGCATCCCTGGCATCTGGTGGGCTGTAAGCTGCTCGACAATATGCGGATCCACGCCTAAATCGTTCAGCATGGTTGTAAATGTGTGCCGGATATCGTGTAACGTCCAAGGGGCTTGATTAATTCGTCTGTGCGCTGTTCTTCCGTACTCTGCTACCGAAGATTGTCCTTTCAGTTCACCAAGCAATAAGCCCGTGTGTCTGTTCTGCTCCACCAGTTGCGTGACGAACGGCAAAATGCTTTCCGGTATTGGCCTGAATATGGCGACCTTCGTTTTGCTGTGCTCCTTCGGTACTGTCCAGAGCATTTCTTTAAAATCCCACTCCTGCACCTCAGAGCGCCTTAGCTCAGTGGTACGGCATCCAAAAACAATCAGGAGGCGAATTAGGGCGCTGTAGTATGGCGGGAATATTTTGTCATCCAGGGCGCGGAGTAATTCCCCAAGCTCCTTGTTTGTTAGTACGCGCTCGCTCACTTCTGCTTTTTTTCCCACATCACCGACAACCATATCATCAAGAACGTTGCTGATTGCGTATCGTCGTTTTCGGCAGTACTTAAGCGCCTGTTTGCATACCTGTAGCAAAAATCCGGCAGATACTGGGCTTCGCTTTGCCATCTGGTCAAAACATGCCAACCAGTGCCGTAGCTCGCATTTTTCCAACGGCAAAGCGCCAATCTGGCTGATTATGTGTTTATTGATCCGGCTTTTCAGTGATTCGTAGTCAGTGCGCTTTTCCTTTGCATACGATTCAAGCCAGTAAGTGAGCGCTTCCTTAACTGTCACGGGGGCTAACGCATCCTGTACAGCACGATTAAGCTCATAGCGCGGATTTTTCCCCTCAGCCAGCCAGGCGCGACACTGTGCTGCTTTTTCCCTGGCTGCTTTCAGGCTCAGATCGGGATAATTGCCCAGTCTCAGACGTTCCGGTGATACCTGCCTACCAGTTCCGGCCCTGTAAGTGAAATACCAGGTTAACAGGCCGCTGGTGGAATGTCTTACGCTAAGATTGCCACCGTCATTAAAAAAGGCGTTTTTTGTGGTTGGTGATCCGCTTAATTTTCGTAAAAGAGTGTCGCTAAGTCTATGAATTGCGCTGCTCAT